CTGAACCATATTCTTACGAGGGTCAGAGCGTTCGGTGACATGCAAATATTTGCACAGATCATCCGGGTACCTAGACCCATTGAGGTACCACAAGTCTTTGGACCAGTCATCGACTAAATCGTCTTTGAATGGTGCTAAGTACTTGCGATCAACCAACGTGTTCCCTTTGGAGAATAGGGTGTTATTATACGTAGGCACCATACTGTACTCTGTAACTTTGTATACAGCGTTATACTGGTACCGAGTCCAAACTTCCTCGACAATATCGTGAGATATAGAATCTACGATGTCGCGGAACAAGGCGTATAATTTGTGATAAGTCCAGTAAGACTTTCCTGTGAGTGGTTTGATCCACATAAGGTAAGCATCGGTGTCACGGTATACCATATCGCACGAATTGTGTTTATGGATACGGCAATAATCGATAATCATCGATATTACATCTGTGACAGCCAATTCAATTGGTTCATACATGTTCCATTGAATAGGCACTTTCACGCACGTCGAACTAGTTGGTTCAAGTGTTATCGTACACATAGGAACACCGGTAGCCTGTCGCTGGCTAAATGCGATGTAAATAGCATCATGTCGGTGTATTTTACGCGCACGCGTGACATAGGGCTCAACTGTTATGCTGGGTTGGAGATCAATTAGCCCAACCTTGGACCCCACGTCCGAAAGCAAAATAGTAGGTGTCTTTTTGTACAGCTTCTTAGTGTAATCAAATACCTTGCGAGATGCTTGTTCTGCCCCAAGCAAAACTAATTTGTTTTGGAGCGAACATAATGAGGGTAAATCCTCATGCTCAAAGTCGATTTCCCTTCTCGGCCAATAGGCTGAGGTTACTTCGGTATCATTGTAGTAATCCTTACCACAAGATTCGCGAAACGGGATATCACCGACATATGATTTGTTCTCGTTGAGAACGTATCCCACTCGTGTAAAGATATATCTAACGATGTCATCAAGGACCGAAGGTGCCGTGATATCATCGTTATAAGCTGCACATAAATCGAGCGCATCCCATGTGCATAGACCGAACGATACTCCGATCTCTACACATAGACCAAGAAGCACCCAATTTACATGTGACTGTCCAGGAACAGTCAATCTGCTTCCCATAGTTAATGGGATATGCAGTGTAACCACCTTACCAGTTGGCAACTGTATACGCTTGGAGACTGAATTTAACACTTCAGCGTCTAGCGGTCGAGGCAGGATTGCCTCAAGCAGATGGTAAGTTATTGAATCGCTAGCATTAGACAGATCATACGTAGCAACGCTACGGTCTAAAGCACCCCTTCGAGCCAGCTCCTGATTGTGTCTTTGATCATTCAAACACACACGTCCTGCTGGGCAAAATCTTGAAAAGGTAGGTGTTCTCAAGACGCGCAACCATTCATCGGCCATTATCGATTGGTCGAGGGTGCGCATCAAGGGTTCCATAGCGATTATCCTGGGACCCCTGTAATCCTTCGGTACTAACTTCATGACTGAAGGCGTGTCGGGATCAGGGTTAATAGGCAGCATATCTATACCGCCAACGTACGGGTATGGATACATACCATATGCTGCTTTAAGAGCAACATACTTCTCGAAAGGTGATTTAAGGCCCTCGGCAGTTGTACCATGCGGTAAATGCCTGAAGTCAACCTCAAAGTTCCTGTCGATCGTACGAAAAGTCATCTTTCTACCTTTGAAGTAAGCTCGAAAGATGTTAGTAGAAATTCGTCTTAACGACGATACCAGCCAGAAGGGGAGATCAGTGCGGTTAAGCATTTTGCAACGATTATTTCGCTGCAGGAACTTATCAAGCACTTCTTTATTTCTATCCTCCCCACCCAGTACTTCAGCATTTGGTGTATATCTTTTACCAAAGCGAAGCAACTGCAAAGCAATCTGGAGGGTCACCTCTCTCCTTAATGCTTCAACAAATGGTTTGTGTTTAGCAATAGGAGCTGTGCCTCTAATCAAGCACGCAGCCACAGATTGGAATTCGTCAATCATACCATAAAGACCAAAGTCCTTGAGATACTGATCGTAAAACACTACCAAAACGGCTGCAAGGTCAAGGAACAGCAACCGCCATAGTTCGCATAACGCATCAATCGTTATGCTACCGTGGAGGTCGCGCATTACGGTAATGTTTTCACCATCAGCAGTACCCAATGTCGATCGAGAATCGGAATTACTATTTCCGGTCCCACGATTTTTGCCTCTGGATAGTCCAGAAGTATTTGTGTCATGCTTTTGTTTTTCATTACCTTTGGAATTAAGTACGTTGCGTTGTACTGATCCATTTGATCTTGTATCTCTATCATCATTTGTGTTGCGACGTCCTGATCCGTTGGTGTCAGGAACGGTAGCAACGGGCGATAAAGATTGAGATTGGCTTGGTACCGAGCTTTTACTCTCGGGCCGCTGTGACGCATTCTTTCCGCCTCGAGATTTCCCTCGGCCGATATTGCGTCCACCATCTTTAGATCTTTGAGTTTGAGATTGTTTCGTCCCTTGTGCGACATTCTTATTGCCTCCTTTATTATTTGTATTTTTCGGTGACGAATCACCAGACGTTGCACCGAGTTGTGCACGCTTCTGACTACTCATCGTAGCCTCCTTTCTGGCTATTAACTAGCCGGATCAATGCCGTCGGTAACCGGTCTAAGTGCAGATTGCATTAGATCGCCAAAGCGCGAAGATATCCCTGTTGTGTCTTCCTTATAAGAAGCACCAATGAGACGTTTAAGAACCGTCTCAATGTCACTAACGCTGATATTACCATTCTTAGGATGGCGAATAACCAACATAGCAACAACGGGTACTGTCTCCGCATAAGTAGGATCGTCAGTTGATGTAATCTTCAACTGCTCATCCAAGCGTACAGTATACTGCACGCCCTCTTTTACAGGGCTGGGATGGACACTTTTAAGATAAGTGCCCACATTTCCAACATCCTTACACTGATATGAAATCATCTCCCTATTATCAACTGCCTGTTGATGTGAGAGGCGACATTCAGTGGGTTCATCCTGTATTAGAGAATAGGCTGACACCGGATTCACCGAACTTGGTGTAATAGGTGTGTCCGCCGCTGCATCGGAGCCATAGCCCCAAGTTTTAACTAATGCCATAATTGTACCTCCTAGCTGATAAGTGCGACTGTATCAGCAAGTCTTTTAACGTTGGTCCGTGTCGTACTCGACTGCTCAACGTATGGTACGAAAGATGGCGCAGCCGACGAGACCTCGCGTTGATAATATTCATACTCAGCAGTTGTGTGACCTTTAGTTATCACATCAACCCATTTCCAAGATGTCGTGCACGATAAAACATCGTAAGCGGCGACGCGACCATATTGCGTAAGGTCTTCAAGGAAATCACCAAAATGTATGAACCAATCAGCAACAAAAGAAAAGGGAATTAAATCCCATAAGTTGTAGAGGTTGGGTGCGACGCCCAACTCCGTAAGGGAGTTAACCAATCTCCCTATCTGATTGGATTTAGG